GATATTTTCGGGCAATCCACTATTGCCGCCTGTTTGTCGATTTATTAAATCGGATAAGTCAGTTATTGATGCCATGTTATTTTAATTAATAATTTTATAAATACTGTAAATAAATATCTCCATCAGAACCGCCTACAGGTGCAGCCGTTCCACTTGTTATTGCTTTTTGTTTGCTATTGAATGTACTCCAATCTGATGAATTTAATGCACCTCTATTAGCTGCTGATGCCGTTGGTACATTTAAAGTTATTACAGGTGTTGTAGTTGGATTTGCTACCGTACTACTTAAATCAGTGCCACTTGTACCTAAAGTCAGAGCTGCAACAGTTGTTACTGTTCCACTACCTCCACCACCACCGACTCCACCTGCTAAAAATTCCAATCTACTTAAATAAGCATCTTCAATGTAAATTCCAATATCGGGAGTGCCTGACGAAACAATAGTATAAAACTTAATTACTAATCTATCCGTACTTAATAAAGTAAGTATAGACGGGTTGTAAATTTCTAATTCGTAATCATCAATACTCAAAGTGATTGTTGTCGAAGTCACTGGAGTTGTCGCCAAAAGCGTTTCAGTACCTGCTAAATTACGTTTGTACACTTCGGCAAAGATTGTTGCACTTCCTCCGTTAGTTCGCTTAGCATGAAAGTGAGTTTTAAACACTCCCGTAGGAATAAATAGAGTGCCTGGACTTGATGGCTCAGTCACAAAAGTAGCTAACAAAGTAGTCCCTGAACAATTCGCAACCGTTACATTTTGACTACCTCCCGTTGAAGGACTTGTAAGCATTTTATAATACCCTCCTATGTCACTCGCAGTCTTAAAGAAAAACAAATTTAAATCAGCAAATTGATTTGTCGCAAATTCTATTTGATTGTTTGTCGCATTATAAGTCCACACTTGCCCGTTGATAGGACTGCCGACTAATACTTTGATATTGTCGATGTATTGAACTCCACTCTCAGCGATTGTTAAACCACTTGTATTAATCAAAACAACATCGGTGATGCCTGGCAAGATTACATTGTCATCCCCTTGAATTAAAATGTTAGCATTGTCACCTCCTAAATTGTTTCCGTTACCCGTTACTACTATACCGTTGGTGTTATCGTTTAGGACTGTTCCTCCCGTTGCAAGTATGCCCTTTTTAATTACATTCCCATTGGTGTTATAACCTCCGTCCTTTTCACCTTGCCCATTGCCCCCGTTTGAAGTAACCACCGTCGGAACAAAGGCATCTTGATAAGCGAACTTTAAAAGTTTACAAAGAGTTGTTTGATTCCCGTTTGGGTCATAATCTTGAACCGTTAATAATCGATAAGCGTTATCCTTTACCCAGTATGTTTTTCTAAAGTCTAAGTTTGCAATATCGTTTGGCCTAAGTTTAAACCATGCTTCTACTAATTTAGAATCCTTATTCCCTATTTGTTCCCATTGTGATTTATGGAATTGGTTGTATAGGTTGTTGTCGGTTGTGGTAACTCCCGAACTATTTGGAGTTAGGTAAAAATAAAAGTCTTGAACATCAAACGCAAGGTCATAATTCGGGGAGGTTAAATCGTCGACGTGTCCTGCGTATGGGTAAGTTGAGTAATCGGTAGCCGTTGTGTTGTTATTATTCCAATATCTCAACTTGCCTGACTTCATGCCTCCAAAGTATGCAATGATCGGTTTAGGACTTTTCTCTTGCGTTTCCCCATCAAAGATGGTGCGCATAACTGTATTTTTATCGTCATCAGTTTGCAAGGGGATTAAACAAAAAGGTATTTCTACTTTCTTAGTCTCCTTAACAAACTCGTTATCAAAGATTAAATCCCTATACCCAAAGTTAAAAGATGTCGCTTGTTTAAACTTCTTATTTAAGTCATCCCCATTCTCTACATAGGTAAAGACTAACTCTTTGTTTTCAAGTAGTCCTTGAGGCTTAATAGTAAAGTCCTTGCTTGTATCTAATAAGTCCGTCCAATCAACTATATCATCGGTGTAGTAGATATCTCTTGGCTCAATTACTACTCCCGTTTCATAAATCGGACTCATGTAAAGATTGAACATCTTAATAATACCCATTAAGAAGTCCGTCTGCTTCATGTTAGGGAGGATATCAGCAATAGGGAATGTTACCCCATAGTCTATTTGCCCATCAACATAAACTTTAAGTTCATCGCCATTAGTAAAGTAATTAGGGTAATACTCGACATTTGTATTATCGATTGCCCTCGTTGAATTTAAAATCTTATGATGTAAACAAACTCGAACTTCGTCACCATCCAATAAAGCGATTGAATCCTTTTTAATATAAATTGGAGTGCTAAATGGATTTGAAGTTGAAGTAGTTACAAAGTGTCTTACACTACCTATTACTTCATAACTTGTGCCTCTTTTCCTAATTAAAGAAAAGTAAACCTCACCTGCCGTTGCACTCCCGTTGTATAACTCCCCGTATAATTGTATCTCAAAGTTTGTTGCCCCATTGCCTGACTTGGTGAATGTCCCCGTAGTTGGATTGTATTGATTGCTTGGGTCTAATACTTCACTGTATTTTATTTGGCTTGAACTATAAACCAAACTTAAATCTCCTGCGTTTGCCGTTGTAACTGGGTTCACATTTACCGCAGCCAATACCGAACCATCAACTAAACTATTGTCTATTTGCGTTTGGTTAAGTTGAAACTTCTTAACATCACATTGAAGTATTAACTTTTGGAATTGTGGAGTCCCAAAGAATGATGCAACCTCTAACCCTACTCCTGCTTCCTCAAAGATAGCATTGATAATATGCCCGACATAGATAAAAGGTTTAAAACTATTGTAGTTGTGACTAATCACATAAGAAGCATCCCCGTTGTATCCGTACTTATCTAAACCAACATCGACCATAGGATAAGTCAACTTGATAACGGGGTCAAAGGTCGCAGTCCATGAGTTTACTATCTCAGTATCATTCCACGTTGCAGTCCCTAAACTGGTTAAATCGTTTAACGTCTTATCCGTTAGCCTTGAAAATATATCTATATTCTTTCCGTAGATAGTTATCGAGTAGGTTACTTGGTCATTGTTTAATATCTTAATCTCGTTAAGCTGACAATACCCACTTATTTGTTGTAGTGTGTCTTGATAGTAAATACAAGTTGCCTTCTTGCTTGGGTTGAAATCGGGGTTAAGTTGGTCGGTGTTTCTAATGCTAAAGGAAACATCAAACAAAGATTTAAAAACAAAATCGTTCAGCTTGCTGCCAGGTATATCTACCGACTTACTAAAGTCACTTTGCCTCTTAGACGGGTCATCTATGTTGTAGACTTCCTTAGTGATGTTGATGTCAAGGTCTTCAATGGTATCGATGGAGTATCCACCTATTACTAATTCATTCCTCATAGTCTTTGTCTTTTAGTATCCGCACTCAATTCCACTTCCATAGTCACGTTAAATAGTTTTTCTTTTATTGTACTCTTAGCTTGGTATTCAGTTGTTAAGATGTTGACCGCTACAAACTGACTTCCGATAATCATATAAATCAAAGGCGATTGAACTAACTCCTTAAGCCAAAGACTTGTTTCGCTATTCACATAACCAGAGTTAAGGGTGTATTTTTGTTTTGACGAATTAAAGAAGTTGCTTCTTTCGTGTGAGTAAGTGTTGAATGTAATCCCTGAACTTGTTCTCGTTCCTTGTAAACGATTGTAGTTAGAACTTTGTACGGTTATATTGTCGTCAGCTATTTGAGTGAAATTAAAGGCATCTATTCTGCCTAAAGGATTGAGCCAAAATAAACGATTATAATTCCCATCCCGTGTACACTCACGATCAATTTTAAAAGTCAAAGTATTTGAAACCCTTGTCGGGGTGTTGTTTTCAAAACTGATTTCATACTTAGCCACATTGTCAGCAATCATAGGTTGAGCCGAACCACTTGCAACAGTCCATGAGTTTAAGTTTGCAGGGCCAACCAATACACTTAAGAAGTGTTCCTTGTCTGTTGAGTCAGCTACCCAAGCATTTGCAAAGGTTGAACTTTTAAGTAGCGTTCCACTATCGTCATAAGTTTTAACCCTCATATGGTCAGTCCCGTTTGTCGCATAGTTTAAGAATCCTAACTCGTAAGAATCCCCGACTCTTATATCAATGGTCGATGGTTGATTAGTTAAGAATGTCCCGTAGGTTGTCGGAATGCCTTTATAAACCAAGTCATCAATAGGACTGTTAATTTGTTTTAGGTAAGTCTGAGCCGAATTAATAGCGTAAATGTAACTACTCTCTGCACTGGCGTACCCACTTATAACAGTTCCGTATTCCTCTCTTATGTTTATCTTGAATTTTTTGTAGACATTTACACCCGTTTTAAAACCAACCGAACCTGCGATTAGATTAGTCATGTCATAACTCAAATAGTTCTCAATTATTCTATGTGCATCTAAGTCAACCGTTCCATCAGCATAGTAAGCAGGTTTTCTCAACTCGGTGATTACATTTGCCGAAGCATCTAAGACTTGAATCCTATATCTAAAGTTTGTTTGAGTAGTCTGAGAAGAACTCGCCAAATAAATGATAGGGTCAAAACCACTAACAAATAAGTCAGGTTGTTGAATGAATGTAACTGCCATTATCTATATTATATTATTTAATGACAAAAATACCTACATAAAAAAATAGGTCAGCACCTTGCGAGTAAACTGACCTATTCTCTTTTTGAATCTTACATGAACAAATATAAGACTTCAAAGATAAAATAATTATTTCAAATTATCATAGTTATTTATAATAAATATAATATCATCGTCATCTAAAAATCTATCATCCTCAATATGATAATCTAGCATAATACAATTAGGGAACTCGTCATTATCTTCAGCAATACATAATTCGCAGACTTCATCTAAACTGCTTCGGTTTTTGTAATTAATAATTTCTCCATTTGGAGTTTGTGCAACTTTTTTAGGTAATATCATAATGTTGTTATTTAAATATTCTACAATATTACAAGTTTAAAGTATCATAAACAAATTATCTTTTAAATTCGGTGATTAATCTAAACTCCACCTCTTGACCTATAATCAAACTTAGTTTGTTAGTTAGTTCGTTGTATGATTCATCGTTAAAGGTATCTGAATAGAACCTTGTACCGTCTATACCTTTCATCTTGATTGCATCGGCCATAGCTTGAGCCATTTGAAAAGAAGTTTGAATTACTTGTCTACCCGTTTCAGTTTTACTTACTCTGGCTTGAATACCTTTCCTTGCGATATAGTCTTGTAAATTACTAATCATCTGAGGCGGTGTCCCCATGTTTTTAAAACTAAACCCATTCGGATAGTCTTTATTCGTGTATGTCTTTGTAGGTATCCCGACTGCCGACTTATTGACTAAACCCTTTACACCCAAGTCCACAAACATCCAATAATCATTTAGATCGATAGCCATTGAAACAACCCCACCTTTGATGGTCGGATTCTTCGCTTGGATACTTTGTGCTAAGTTAGATTCAGTTTGTTTTTGCTTTAGTCTTTGCCTTAACAAGATTCGCATCTGCTCAGCATTGGCGTTGCCCCACTCAAGTAGGACATCGGCACACTTGTCTAATATTTCATCACTTATTTTCATTTTGAATGTAATCTAATTCTATACTTAGTTTACTTTGGGTGTAGAAATGTAAACTAAAAAACATTTATTTCTTTGGTTGATTATCAGCTTTGTCTTTTAAATAACATAAATGGTTCAAGAAGTCATAAGCGTTCATTTTAAAGTAGTAGTTGAATTTAGACCTATCTTCTTTCGCAAATAGTTTGTCAATCGTCGCATACCAACTCCATTTAGAAGAGAACCAATCCGACTCTTGTTCTTCTTCTTCCGTTTCTTTGTTGAAGAGGACTGGATACCCTCCGATAATTTCACCAAAAGAAGTGCAAAAAAAAACCCGATAGGATAAGCGACATCCACATCTAAATGGGATTGGAATAACTCCGCCCGTCTATTGAACTCAGTCATCTGAACATCCTCATCCTTTTCTTTATAGCACATAGTCGCTAAGATTAAATGCAAGTTGTCTACAATAGCTTCTTTCTCCTTTGTCAATGAAGACATAGAGATAAACTGTTCGGTATTCCAATCGGTTAAGTATTGATTCACAAAGAACCTTTCTCCCTTAACTTCAAACTCCGTTACCCACGCATCAGGGAATGAACTAATGTCGGGAATGGTTACACTCTCTTGCTCCTTTAGGAAGTCCGTCCATTTCATTCTCTTGTATTCTGAAATAGGTTTGCCTGTTAAAACCGAAAGGACATTGTATGCCGTTCTAATTTCATTGTTGTCGCCTAACTTAATGGCGTTGTATAACTCTTGATATGTTTTAATATTCATCGTATTCGATATGTGCCTATTGATTTGTTTTCTTTAAATGATTTGTATGCTAGTGCAAGAGCCATAACGCAGTCATCATGGAAGCCGTCCCTTGCTGAGTATCTCACGCCCGTTGAAGTGAACTTGTATTCAAACACTTCTAACTCATCGGTTATCGTTCCCTTTGGATAGCCTATTAACCCTTGATGAATTGCACTCACTATCCCCTCCATTAATTGTTGCTTACTTTGAGAGGTAAATTTAAAACCTTGAATGTTTGGAATGCTTAAACTTATCTCCTCAATAATCGGGTCGCCCACTCCCGTACTATCGGCATACCCTACTGTGTTTCTGCTTAGTTGTAATAAAGTATCCTTTGTGTGTTGCCATGACTTTTGGAAGCGTTCAAAGTGTGCGACATTCCCGTCTTGATCTAAACCAATTATAACCGTATAGTCATAAGACTTCGCTAAATCTATTCCAAAGAACTTTGCAGGTTTAATGCTTAATGGTTGGATGCAGTTTCTTATAGCGTCAGAACCAAATGGATTGTCAGCGTTCTGCATTGGGTTGGCCATGTATTCTTGCTCAAAGACTGCGTTAGGTAGCATTTGTTTTGCCTCTTCAATCTCTGACACTGGGATGAATGGGTTATCGTATGTGGTAAACTTAAAGGTCTTCCAATCGTCACCTGCATTTTGAGTAAGTGAAAAGAAGTAATCAAACCCTCTCGGGGTAGAAACGAATAAAGCTTTGCCTGAATAATCCGTTAGTGTTGCCCTTATAACTCTCTCCCATGCTTCCTTTAAGTCTTTGACGTATGAAGCCTCATCTACTATAACCATGTGAAACTTATGCCCTCTTAATGAGTTTATGTTCTCGCCAGTGAAAAACCTTAACTCTCCATTGTTGAATTTAATAGTCAGTTCGGTTCGGTTTGTTTTGAATATCGAACCCCCTAACTTTACTATCTCATCGAAAAACACCGATGCTAATTGATAGGTCGGTGTAATGTAGGCTACTCTTTTTTGAGCCATTATATTAAGGATTGAAATTTGGCTACTTATTAAAGACTTGCCAAACCTCCTCCCACACAATAAAACAATGAATCGTTTATCGCAGTTTAAAATCTCTTGTTGTGCCTGATGTGGCTTATGCAGGATTAACTCCGTCGGCATACTTAACTATTATCTCGCCTGATGTTTCATTCTTATTATCGGTCTTATCTACTAAACCATTTAGCCTTGCAGTTATTGAATGGTTATACTGTCCAACCATACCGCCTTCTATTTGGTCTTGTCTGATTGACTCTCGTATACGTGTAGAGATACCAATGTATTCTTTATACAAACCGTCTTGATTAGTTAAATATTGTTCCACTACTCCTATTTTATCGTAGCACCAATTTTTAAACCCTTCAATAGTTAAAGGTCTCTCTAAAGGTTCTTTAACCATGTCTCCTTCTCTCCCTACAAATTGAGTCTTGTATCTTGGTTTGTTCTTAGTATCTTCTGCATAAGCACAAAACTCTGCCCATAGGTCTTGAGGTGTTTCGAAGTTTCTTGGATGTCCTGCCATATTATTTTTGTCTAATGATGTCTAAGTAAAGGTAAAATAGTCTATTGTCGGTTGTGAAGTTACTCGTAAACTGAGGGCGTTTAATCTTTGGTGTTGCCTCCCCTTGCTTACTGTACTTGTCAATGTCGGTTTTTTGTTTTGGTTTCATACTTGTTTTGGGTTAATATAAATATCCATAAATTCTTGTAAGCTAAGCCATGATATCCACTCCATACCTCCCGAGTAGAATGAGGTGTACTCCAATCCGTCATAGTCAGTGTATGGGGCAAAGCTATCCATAGTAAGAAAGTATCTCTTTACTACATTGCAATCAGTTAAACTATAAAAGTCTTCCTCTTCTTGCTTTTGGGTTAGTTCAAATACTTCTATCCACATTAGTATATTTGTTTAGTAAAGTAGTCCATCCGTTTATTGTGTACTCGGTAGTGTCCGTTCTCTTTTATCTCTACTCTTGCAAATCCTAAATTATGGCGCATATTGTGAGGGTCATAGCTTGGGGCTAAAGTACAAAGGCAACCCGTTGAATAAGTTGTTATCAAAGAACCATCTAATAAACTTTCAGAGTGTTCGGAGGTTTGATGGCAATGGCCTATCAACATTGAGCCTTTTAGTTTGTTGAAGATTCCCTTTGATGGATTCACTGGAGAGAATGCACCCCTAACTAATAAGTGTCCGTGAGTGATTGGGAGTTTGCCTGCCATAAATATTACGTCTTGGTCATGGAACTTGATTCCTTTCTCTCTTAGCTTTAGTCTTGATGACATGGTATAGTAAGCATCATTAAAAAGGATTGGTGCTTTTTTCATTAGCCATCTCTTATACCAATTATCGTGATTCCCTTCCGTCCAATGTATCGGCACGTTAAACTCTTTAATTAACATATCTAAAAAGTCCTCAGCCATCTGAAACCAATCAGCTACTGCGGTTAACTTCTGAGGCGGTGCATCGTGATTTGTGAATGGTTCGTTGTCTAAGATATCCCCGTTTAAGATTATACAATCAATGTTGTTCTCCTTACCGTAGATTAAAGCATTCCTTAAAGCTTCGACATCGTGGTTAGGGAAGTGTATGTCTGACAAGATTAAAGCGTTTGTAATGTTCTTGTCTAAGTGGTAGAACTCTCTTGACTTGCCCTCTGACTTTGGTAAGTTGAATTGGGTTTCAACATTCGGCACATGGTCAACTTGTTTGTAATGCCTTCTCGATTCACCTTGCGCACCCGTTAGCTTTCGAACCATTGACCTGGCGTTCTCTATATTGTTAAAGTGTAAAGGGTAGGTAGCGTGTAAGTATCTCGCTATTGAAGACTTTGATAACTCAGGAAACTTTAAGATTGCGTCCTCAGTTAATTTGTTCACTTGCATTTTGTTGCGTCCCATCATAAGTATTATATTGTTTTTTGTTTATAATTTCTGAATAATTGCCTCAATCTGATATTCACCGTTACCGTGTTCTTCGGGTTCACCCTTATTATCGGAGGTGTCATTGGTTTCAATGCTGATTATTTTATAGTTAAAATTCCTGCAACCAACTTCAATAAGGTGTTTTAAACTTCGGGTGTCAGGTAGGTCTTCGGTGTCAGGTAGGATAAAGAATTTGTGGTCTTTATTCCATTTGCTCGGCATCTTTATTTTACGTTCATACAAATCTCTATGAGGTACTGCTATAATTAAATACCCGTTAGGCTTAGTGATTCGCATCCAATTCATTATCGCTAACTCAGGGCGGTCAAGGTGTTCAAGTAAGTGAGAATTGTAAACTAAGTCATAGGTATTGTCGGGGACTGACTCCATTAGTTCTGCGTTGCCGTTATCTTTATCCCAAGTGTCGCACCAATCCGTTAAGGCATCAGCTCCATCGTGTGTGTCTATTCGACCAACTCCGATGTCAATTACTTTGCCTTGAACATATTTGTCAAAGAATCCGTTTGCTTCTCTGCGTGGTTTACTTTTAGATGTTTCAGCCATGATTATAGTTTTTTAGCTACAATTTGTTCGTGACCAACTTTGTGCCTATCTACTTTCAAAACTTCAAAACCGTTTTTAAGTAATAGGTCTTTTAAATCTTCGATGCCGTATATCCAAATATGTTCTAAGCCGTTGAACATCTTGTCATCCATTTGGCCGTCTTCCAAAATTATAGGACTTTGAATTATTAAGTGTCCACCCGTTACCATTAAACGATTGCACTCCTCTAAAAAGCCTTGACTATCCTCTATGTGTTCAAATACATCTAATGCGATTATGTTGCTAAATTTATTTGGTACTAAGTTTTTAGTTATTTCTGGGAAAAACCCAAACATTAGCTTTGCAGTCTTAGAATACTTTTCAATTTGTTGTTTGTACTTTTCATCAACTTCTATTCCTAAACATACAAAATCATTTTCCATTTCGCCTAACAATACACCAGGAGAACACGCAATCTCTAAATTTACTTTAGGATGTATGTGTGTTAAGTTTTCAATAACAAGCCTATTCTTGTCTACAACATTAGACACTTGTTCGTCAATGGATGACCTTATCGGTGTCGACCAATAGTTATCAGTGTAAATGTCTTGAGGGTTGCCAAAGACTTTGCTCTTGTAACTGTTCCCTATTTTTTCGTATTCTTCAATCATAATATTTTATCTAAAATGTTTTTAAATTGTTCGTTGGTGTGAAAGGTAAACCACTCGCCACCTTGAGGAATTACATTCGGTGCGTAGACGTATTGTTCTAAAACTCGTTTAACTTTTAATTGTTCTGCAATGCTAAACGCTAAACTCTGACCTCCAATAAATAACTTGCAACCATTAATCGCTACGGCTAACTCTAAGGCGTTTGAAACTTTTAAGTGTTGTATCTTATCATTGTGGATTGAAAAGCGTTTAAACTCCTTCTCAGTGCCTACAAAGTAAACATTATCGTACTTCTCTAAGACTGAATAATCAATAAAGAAGTTATTGTAACGGGTAGTCCTATTGACTATGATATAATTGTTGCCGATGTTCTCAGGGATGAAAAGACATTGCTTACTTAAGTTCGGTCTAAATTCGTGGTAAGCGTTTGCTATCCAGTTTTGAATGTTACCTGCAGACAAGTTCTTGTATTCTTTTCTAAATAAATCCAAGTCATAATCTACAACCATGTTCTCTCCTTTGGCTAATTTGATAACATCATGTATGTATGGTTGAGCCTTTAGCAATGGGGCAATAAAATTGTACATCGCATCATTCATCATTACCGAACCGACGGGATGCGTTTCATCCGTAAATCCACTTGGCACACCGATTTTAATGTAGTAAACTACTTTGCAGTCATTGTCTTGACAATATTGGTAAAGACTTGATAGGGAATAGATGAGGTCACCTGCATTCCCTGAATGATTTACTTTAATGTATTTGCTCATATTTAATTACTAATTTATTTAACGCTCCAAATAAAGCCTCAGAGTATGCTAAGCCATCGCAAGACATACAAACTGGTTCTCCTGCTATCCCTAAATCCTTTCTTAATACATTTGCTTTATGTATGTCCTCGTCCGTGTAGACCATGAAACGATGCTCCATTGTCAAACGATAGCGACTTATAGAATCAACTATTAACTCGTATTGCATTTTGCTCAACTCCATAAATACCTATTGATTATTTTTGTAAACACGAAAGGTAAAAAGATTAAATAAGGGTCTAACATAACTATTGAAGCTATCAACCCGATCCAAAATGAAAGACACGTGACGCAAGAAAATGGTTTCTTTAGTTTTCTATTCGGAAACTTACTGATTAAAAATTGGAAAAATTCATGCAGAGCGAATGCAAATCCGCTAAGCCATAAGGCTGATAATACTATCATATCTTTTTTTATTAACTGTTTTAATATTGTAATTCTCTTTGACGTATTCGTGAAGCTTTGCCCCTAATTGAATACCTTTTATCGGGTTGCTGATTAAAGACTTCATTGTCCCGTCCCAATCCCCTTTAGGTGTCAAGACTAAGCCTTGTTCAATAAACTCTTTGTATGGTGCTACGTTACTGCAAATAATCGGTAATGAGAACGCACCTGCCTCCAGTACCTTAATGTTTGATTTACATAAACTGAACTTGTCAGAGTTTAAAGGAGCAAGGGCGCAGTCCATTAAATTGTACATTAAAGCATAGTTCATAATGTCCATCCATTCAATCCTTTGGTATTGGTCAGGTGGCCTTTGAGAATTTGAAGTAAAGTAAGATTCTATGATTTCATAATAACTTGGGGATTTAGGGAATTGCCTATCCTCTTCGGGGATGTGGACATAACCACCAAAAATAAGTTTATGATTCTTGTTCTTAAGAAGTTTCTTAAATGGTTCAATCAATTTCCTTATATCTAATTGGTGGTTATTCGCCCCTATCCAACCAATGGTATATTTTTCTTGCTTGTTTCTTTGTGGGATAAATTGCGGTTGTTTAAAGTCAATGCCGTTAGGTATGTAAACAATATTTGAATGATAGTCTTTTAAACACTCTTTAAGAAACTCTGAGGCAGTCCAAATGACATCAGCATAACTTATAGCATCAAGTATTCTTTGCTCTACAATAGAGTCCTTAACCCCGTCACGGTGATGATATCCTGGCAACTGAATCCAATCGTCAATGTCTAAAATGATTTTACAACCACTATCCTTTGCCTTTAAAAGATAGTCCTCGTCATGCTTGTAGAGCCTATTCAAAACTACTATATCAAATTGGCGAGGATGGAAGTCTAAAGTAAACCCATTAGTCCCTTTGATGTCTAAGTCCTTATAGTCCTCATCCATGTTCGCAAATGGAACTTGCAATCTATGGTAGCCTATCCCCGAATCCTTTTCGTTAATGTATATTATTTTAACCATTCTTTAAGGTGTAATCTATATTCTTTTATTGCGTGACGGACTGAGGTATAAGGGATTCCAATGTCTCTGCTTAGTTGTTTGGTGTTTACTCCAGTGATAATAAGTTCGTTTAATAATCTTGAATGATAAAAATATTTATTGTTTTGATCGAGCATATCCTCTTCAATCTTCGCTACAATCTTCTCAACGTGTATTTCATCTTCAAAATATTCAATGTCCTCAATATCCTCAAAGGTATCTACTAAAACTAAATTCTCTCTATTGCCAAACTTCTTGCGAAACGCAGTCCAATTACAATGTGATACTTGGAATTTTAGAATCTGCAAAGCGTAAGGAGTTAAATAGTTATTCTCAGCTATTGTGTCCTTTTTGTGTTGAGGCAGTTCCAAAAGGATTGTTAAGACTTCGCTCTTTAATTCTTGGTGGTCGCTATGCCCGTACTTTTTACAATAATCGTTAAAAATCTTTGAGTCGTTAAACTCACATAGTTGTATGTTGAACTTCTCACTCAATGTACTTGATTAAATGTTCAGGGTAACAAGCCAACATCATACACTTTTCTAACTCTTTATAGGTCACTGTGACTACCGTTGTATAATTAGGTCGGTGAATCCAAAACTCTACCTTTTCAGGCTTACGGTTGCGAGAACACCCACCCTCTTTTGTGGCGATTTTCTCTACTAAGTTGTCGATATAGTTGTATACTAAGTCGTTCATAATGTTTACAATATTAAATATTTATCTTCAAAGTACCAAATTATTTTTTAAATGTAGTCTTTTATTTTATTTTTATAAATGGTTTTCAATAGTTCAATCTCAGGAATACTTAACTGCAACCTATCGCCTCTACTGGCTATTAACTTATCGTAGTTGTCTTGGCCTATCCTATCGGGAAGTCTTAAAGAGTATTCTACAAGGTTACCATGTAGGTGGGTGTTGCATTGGCTACAAGATGAATGAACGTTAAACTCATTAAATCTTAAGGCAGGATGCGAACCAACTGAAAGAAAGTGTGAAGCGTGAGGAGTTCCACTTATCCTATCATTACATGAAACGCAAGGCAAATTTAAATCCCTTGTTCGAATGTACTTGTTAAATATAGTTTGCAATTCCTTTAAGTGTTGGCTCTTGGTCTTCATCCTTTCCTTTTTAACCTTGTTCTCTGCCTTTACTTTTTTTGCCATGTGCCCTCTTGCATACGATAATGCACAAGAATATGAGCAAGTAACTTGTAATGGTTTACTCGGTTCAAACTGATTGAGACATATTTTGCAGGTTTTCATAATTTTTCAACTTTATATCCTAATTTCTCCAGTCTTGCTTTGGCCTTGTAAAAATCATTTAAGTTTATTACTTGAGTACTACTTTCAAGACCTTTAGTATACTTAATTGTTATTAGGACTTGTTTCATTTTGTGTGTTTAATTCTGCAATTTTTCTTAAAATAGTTTCGTACTTCGACTTGTAAACTTTATCATAAACCATATTATCTTCGTGCATACTGATTGAATGAATCAGGGTTGAATGATCGTGTTTTGTTTCTAAAGTTAATGCAATCTTTTTTAAAGACATCAGAGTGCTATGTCTAATATAGTAGTAATACATCGACCTTGCGTCTACTACATCCCTTTGCCTTATTTGTACATCAATGTCAACTCCTAATTCATTATTTATAATGTCCTTTACTCTTTGCAAGTCCGTTGGCAATTCTACCCTTTTAGGTCTTTCTAATTTAGCAATTAAAAGTTTGTTTTCGTTTAATTGTTTTGTGTATCTAATCTTTAGATTTTCATGGTCAATAAGTAATCGTTTGTACAATCTTTTAATTTCTGTGTCAGTGTACTGTTTTGAGTCTGCTGTTGTTGTCATTTTTGTATGTTGTTTTTTATAATGTATCTTTAAATAATTGTTTACCTTTTTCAAATTGAAGTCTAACGAATCCTACCTCGCCGTTTCTATGCTTCAAATATAATACTTTTATCAATGGATTGTCGCTTTCTGGTTCTTCATTGTGTAATGCAATTACAATGTCAGCATCTTGCTCAATAGCTCCCGACTCTCTTAAGTCGCTTAATCTTGGCTCTCCACTTCTTTTCTCAACGTCCCTACTCAACTGCGCCAGTGCGATAATTGGAATATCTAATTCTTTGGCCATTGCTTTGAAAGTTCTTGAAATAGTACTTATCTCTTGTTCTCTATTCCCTTTGCCATAGACCGTTAAAAGTTGTAAATAGTCTACAAATATAGCCTTAATTCCAAAGTTCTTTTTAGCTTTTCTTGCCTTTTCTTTAAAATCTACGATATTTAAACTCGCTGAATCGTCAATATATAAAGGCAAATTAAAATCAGTACTTAAAATAGTTCGCCAATTCCCCTCATGTATTTCAGCCTTTGCCAAATAATTAGAGTATATCCCCGTCATTGAACTAATTACCCTTGTCGCTAATTGTTCGGTTGACATCTCCAGGCTAAAAAATGCAACTGGTATATTTTGTTTTGCCAAATTAACCGCAAGGTTCAAAGCGAATGCAGTCTTACCCGTCGCAGGTCTCGCTGCTAAAATAACCAAGTCAGGCGAATGCCACCCGTGTGAAATTTTATTTAGCCTTTCATACCCAGTATCTAAACCGACTAAACTCTTTCCACTCGATTGCATCAACTCTATTTTCTTAATTACTTCTTTTGCAACGGTTTCAAACTTATTAAAATCTTTTTTGTGTTTGATCGAATATGATTCTAACTCGGTGGTGTGTTTTTGAATAGTTTGGAAAATATCATTATCGATGTTGTTTGCTTCGCTGATAGTTCGTTGACAAAGCATGATTAATTCCCTTGTAATGAACTTTTGAATAATTATTGAACAATGGTACTCTAAGTTTGCTTTTGAGCTAAGACGTGAGCTTATAGCGACTAACTCATTCATTAACTTACCACCTAACTTTTGATTAATTGATAACATGTCAAAAGGTTTGTTCTCTTCTGCAAGTTCAAAAATAGCCTTTAAGATTGTTTTATTCTCCTCTGAGTAGCAATGATGTGGCTCAATAGTACAACGCATTATCGCAGTACTGTCAATCATTAAAACTCCAATTACTGATTCTTCTATGTCGGTTGCGTTGTTCATTTAAAATTCTTTTAAGTATGATTGTGTTTTAGGTTCTTCGTTTTGTTTCAATGGAAATACCCCTGCCCAATTATTTTTAATTGATTGCTCTAAAATTAAAATTTGTTTTTCTTCATTGCCAGGTGCAAAGTTATTCAAATCTTTTTTAATTAATTCTATTGCTAATTCGGTTGCAGGTTTTTTAATTGATTTTCTCATCCCAAGATAATTTTCAAAGATTAAATCAAAGTAATTTTTCGGCTCTTTATCTTTGTCTTTATCCTTGTCTTTATCTTTATCTTTATCCATAGCACCTTTTAAGGGGCTTCTAAGGGGCTTAATTTTATATTTATTTAGTATGTCTAAAACTGACTTATGAACTCTATTATCAGGATTCAAAACTCCATATTGGAACTCTACAAAATCAAAAATAAACCACTTATCCCCGTTATCTATTACTTGTATTTGTTCTTTAAAAAGTTCTTTAGCAATTTCAAAATCTATACTTTTATCTACTCTGATTTTAGCGACATCTTCATCCACTTGCCAAATTCCTGCATGGTCGCAGTCATCTAAAATATAAAACCAAAGGAGCTTGTAAGGAGCATCTAAGCCCCTTACAAATGGTTTTTTCCATTTCTCCGTATCAGTTAATCTTTTTGCCATGATATTATTTAAAATAAAGATTCTTGTTTGATTTTATTTTTATACCTTACAGTCGCTTCTTGTAAGTTTAATTTAGCTTGTTTGAAGTAGCTATCTTTTAGTTCAATCCCTATTGCTTTTCTCCCCATTGAAACTGGGCTAAATACTTCACTCCCTACACCCATAAAAGGCGTTAAAACAACTTCATTAGGGTTTGAGTATAATTCAACAATTCTATCAATTACATCTAATTGTAATGGGTGTACGTGCTTTTCGTCGTCCTCTTCTTTGCTATCTCTAAATGGTAATACATTATCTATTCTAATGTCATCCCAAACACTCGAAGCATACCTTTGCCAAATATAGTGATTAAGTTTAGTAATCTTGTCGCTTTCGTTGGTGTTGTTTAGTCGTTCCCAAAGTTCAACTTCATTTAAGTTTGAATTATTTGCATTATTCCAAGCCCTTAAAATATTTGGCAAAATAGGTGTTTCACCTGCATAATCATTTATACCGAATGGGTGTGTTACTGGCACTTGGTTTTCGCCTTTTTTAGTAAAGACTAAAACATAGTCAGGCATTGCAGTAAAACATTTAGTCGAATCCTCTACTATAAATTTGTGCATTAAAGATTGAACCATTGTTCTCATACGAACTTTTAAAGGTTCTTTCCAAATAGTAATTCTATTGCGATACTCAAATCCATACTTAGTATGTATTCTTATAATCTCATTTGGGAAGTCCCACAAACGACAAGTATTATCAAATACATCCGTACAATGCACCGCACTAATACGCCCTTTTTTAGTAACTCTTGAAATCTCAGCTACTAAAAATTCATATTGATTTAAAAACTGTTCTTTGCTTTCGCAATTACTAAAGTCATTTTCCGAACTTGAATAATTGTATAACCCTGCAAATGGTGGGCTATAAACACTTAGGTCAATACTTTCGTCGCCTAAAGTTGGCATAACTAACATACAATCTGAATTGTATATTGCGTAGTTGTCTGTGACTAATTGGTCTTTTACTTTGTTTTCCATGTTAAATAAATGTTGGTTTGATTATTTCTTTGTTAAATTCTTTTGTAATGTTTGTGAAACTTCTGTTTACGTTTTCGGTTAAGTTTTTATGTAACTGTATAGCCTTTTCGGTTTTTTGTTGTAAAGCTTCTAATACTCTTGTTTGCCCATCAGACACTACCATTTCAATAGTAACATCGCTTTTTTGCCCGAATCTCCAAAAACGTCTAATAGCTTGGTAATATTGTTCATAGCTCCATGTAGGGAAAAATACTGAATGATTACAATGTTGCCAGTTTAAACCCATTGAAGTCATTTTTGCTTTAGTAATTAGTCTTTTGATTTCGCCATTAGCAAACGCTAAAAGTATTTCTTCTTTTTTCTCAATAGATTGACTACCTATTATCTCTACTGAATCTTTGTCTAAGGACTTTAAAATAGAACTTTCATTGTTTGTATTACACCAATATACCGAAGTCTTATCCTGAGCCAATTCAATAGCCTTAAAACATCTTTTCTCTTCGGTTTGTTTTTGCTCATGTCTTACTTCGGTCATTGACTTAGCGATAGGTGTAAACATTTGAACTTGCCCGTTAATATCTATTAAACTTTGGTTTTTTACAATGTGTCTATTTACTATCAATTCAGGCAAATTATACCTATCGTTTGAGAATCCTAAATCACTTGGCATTTTACACATAATAGCCCATTGATTAACCCAAGCAAAAAAGTCCTTTTCTGCGTGTGGTTTTAAATAAAACTTTTCGCCAATATTCCTATTATTTGAATCTACTGAGTTTTGATTATTTTTAAAAAACTTACCAAGCATATCCATATACCCCATATATCCCAAAGCTTCTGAACTCGTCCCTAATTCTATAAAATCATTAGGGCTTGGAGTTGCAGTACTTAAAAATCTATAAGGGATCTTTTTAACAAATGAGGTAACTGCTGATTTTATTTTGCCGTCAAAGTTTTTAAGTATTGAACTCTCGTCTAAAATAACCCCTACAAAATCATTTTCATTAAAATAATGTAAACGCTCGTAATTGCAAATTACTATCTTCTTAGTATGTTTCCCGTCCTTTGAATATTCAATGTCATCTATACCCAATTTCTCAGCTTCTAAAATAAATTGGAATGCAACTGCTAAAGGGGTAAGTATTAAAACTTTCTTATTAGTGTGCTGAATGATGTTTTTTGCAATAGATAACTGAATAAGTGTTTTGCCTAATCCAGTGTCAGCGAAGACCGCAATGCGCCCCTTTTTAATTGATTTTTCAATGATAAACTTTTGAAAGTCAAAGGCAATGTCAGGAATGTAATTTGCCTTAAATCCAAAGTCCCCAATCGAATGTTTTTTGTTTTCGATAAATTCTAAATATTGTTTGTTCATTTTGTTGTATAAAAAAAGCCACAACCGATAGAGTTGGTGAAGCAATCTCTAAAGGCGTGGCAAGTATCTTGTTATTTAATTGACGGTCTTCACCCCATCATAACACTGCAAATATAGGTTAATGTTTTAACTTTCCAAATTTAATTTATAAGTAAATTCTTTTTTATCCAGGTTGCCGATTCTTTGCCCGACTCTTTCTATTTTCCCTTGCTCAAGTAGAGTGTTGAAACTTCTGCGATAAGAGGTTATAGGCGTTCCGTGAGGCAATACATTAGCGTTATACATTAGCCATGCACTGTTCATTCCGTTAGGCTTAAAAGCGTTTAGAATTATTTGGTCTTGCTTAAGTGTTTTTTCTTTTGAAGCTTTCAGTTCTTCGCCACTTTCTTTGATCGTGTTGAAAAACATGCCGATTTTTTTAACTGTGGTTCTCATTTTGTAATTGTGTTAATGTCTATTGCTAACTTGTTTTCAATCAGTCCGAATACGTCGAAGTGCCATTCTATTAATTGCTGAGTAACTGCAAAGGGTAAAAATTTAATATCATGCGATAAATTATGTTTTGATATTGTTGCAAGATTTTTTATTAATCTTATATTCCCTGAATCAAACTCATAAAACCAATTATCATCGTCTCCTATTTCAAACCATTCAATCGGCACAAACTTTTCTCCGTTGTGTTCAATCTCTTTTGTAAGGTCGCTTAATGGTCTAAGGATAGGTTTAAAATTGTCGTATGTTGTACCATCAATATCGGTTATTATTTCGTTTTCATATACGCCTAACACTAACTCTATTGCGTGTTCTCCTTCGCATACCCCACAAATTTTGTAAGGCAAATAAGGGGCAAGGTGTTTAATTTCTAATTTCATTGTTTTGAATTTTTTTAAGTTCTTTCTTGATTGATTTTCTCCACTTAGCAAAGTTTTTAGAAGTCAGAATTTCGGCTCTGATGTTGTAGAGGTGTTGATACTTGAACCCCTCAAGCATTACACTTGAGGAGGGTTCGTGAGGTTGTTCGGATAGTAGTTGTAAAAAGTTCATAAGTGTAGATTAAAATGGAAGCTCGTCGCTTGTTTGTTCTTTACTATCTTCTAAAGTCGGGGCAGGGGCATCGCTCCAAACTCTTTTAAGGTTACCTAAGTAAACTCTTTTAGTCTTTGCCTGGCGTTCCTCTTGAGTCTGCGAGATGGTTAAACCTGCTACATTGCCGTACTGGTCTACTTCATTGTTGATTGAAATGTTAATGTTTAAAAACTTAGCCGTTGAGCCGTCTTTCAAAGTTACTTCTTTGATGTTTTCTTTTTTGATTAGGTTCAGATTGATTGAACCGCTTAGAATTTCTGCCATGATATTAATTTTTTAATGTTATTTCTCCGTTGAATAATTGGAATTTTTGTTCGTGCCAATCCCCTGCACTTATGCCTATTTTGTTTACTTCGATTGTAGAATAAACGCAAGTGCCTAATTTAATGTCAGTAAACAATACTACTGTTCTTTCTCCTTCTTCATTTATGTAAATCCCCAAATAAGGATATTTTTTTGTTTCTGCTAATTTGATTTCTGATTTCATTATAATTTAATTGATTTAATTGTTTCGGTTAAAAGGTCTTTGTCTTCTTGAGGTACTTCAAATTTGAATTTGTTTAGGTCTATAAAGTCGTTGTTTGGTAATATGTACGGTATCTCTTCGTTTGTCGCTGATGCCAACCAATAATATTTATAAAGGTCTTGAGCATCGACGTTTTGTGCCTCATGTTTGATAAGTCCTAAGTCATCTTCATACGGGCAATATACGATTAATTCTGCAAATTGTTTGTCTAAAAGTATTGCATTGCTCACAAGTTGCCAATAGTATTCAGGGCGTTCATATTTGAAAGTATCTATGTCTTTAATGTCGACTAACTCAACAAACGATTTAAGGGTAAACGGACATTTAATGTCAATAACTGAATCATTCGTATATCCGTCAGGGCTTCCACACCAATAGTCAAAGTCGGGGTGTTTAATCGTTTCATCGGATACAAGGGAATATTCAAAACCTAATTGATTAAAAACAATACTTTCAAGTAGATGGCCCCAAGATGTCGGCTTAGATGTTGTTTCGTTGCTTAAGCTTCTGCCCAATCTACGCTCGTATGATAACTCAGTTAAGTAGGTTTCTTTTGGCTTCTTGCTTCCCATAATCTTATGGATGTTTGAAGATGAGATATTGCCGATTCGGTTTTTATTTAGTTGTATGCTCATAAGTTTTTAAGATAGTCGATTGATTTTTGATAAGATTTCCTTTCAGACATTTTTATTATGCGGTCAAAATGCTCTTGCTCATTCAAAGATAAACTTTCTTTTTTGATTTCAAACAATTCAATTAACTGTTCTTTAAGGTCTTCAGGTGTAGTGTCGATTTTAAAAGCCATTGTATCCTTTCGGTTAAGGTCACAACCAAATAACTTCCCGAAGTGGTCACACGCATCCTTAATGGCCAAAGTCTTTGCAATCGGATAAGCCATAGACAATGCCCCGTTGTTTATATTAGCAAGGTCAGCAGGAGAAGTCCCCTTTGCCGTTTGTAATTGAACCGCCCCGATGCCGTCGTGATACATCATAGTTGCTTCAGTTGGATGAAAGTAATGTACTCTGACTGTTACCCAAACACCATTAAAAGAAGTCCCTTGATTAGTAATCTCGATTGAGTACTTCTTGAATATCTTTCTCAGCATAAACTCCACTTTATCAATCGGGATATACTTATGCCCTTTAACAAATGGATGCTCCTTAACCCATTCCTTTTTAGGTTCTTGATTAAGGAGTAGGTTTAATTGGTCGTTCTTGTAGCTAACTAAGGCATTTTCTTCGTGCAGTTCTTGAATTGTAGGTAGGTTGCTCATAAGCTTAAATGTTTAAATATTGTTTAGTTTCGTTAAGTCTAAGGTTAAAAACTTGCTCAGTAATTTCAAGTGAACTTTCTAATAAGTTGTTCTGCACTGAGCCGATTGATAATAACGGAGATTTTTCGTAAGGTAAAACACAAAGGCATCTTCCTTCAGGCAGTAATTTAAAAACGCCCTCACTTTGGTTAGCCCAGTACTGGGGCACGTCTAATTCCGTTTCGATTGTTTTGTTGATTGTTATTTTCATTATAAATAAAGTTCGTGGTTTTGGTAAACATCGTTCATTGCATCGTGTGAAAGTAATTCTAAGCACATTTCAAACTCTATGTAATCCCTTGTCTCTTCAGACCATAAAGCCTGGTTAACTGAATCTAATTTGCGTGTGCCGTTAAACCTTACGCCTTTGAAATTAAAGTCAAAGTGAAATTCACCATACATATCGCAAAATAATTTCTTGATATAAATGTCTTCGTTTGAGAACTTGTAACACTCTTCAATTTTTTCAAACTCTTCATGAGTAAAGTATGTATTTAGTTGGCCGTTATAGTGCCAGTTGTTTTTAGGTGTGTACATTATACTAAATTGATTAAGATGTTCCAAACGAAAGTGAATAATAAGGCAAGGGTAAAAATGCCGAAAGCGATGTTTTTTAATTTGTTTTTCATAGGGCAAAGATACACTTTATTTGATATTTTAAACATTAAAAGTGTAAATAGTCTAAAGATATTTGTAACTATGTGAAAATTAGCCGATTATTTTTTAAAGTGAATCATCTTGGCCGATAAAACACACGCAAAGAACCGCACCGATAAGGTAAAATAATAAGTAAATCATAAGTAATCAGGGTTTCTTTCGCAAAGTATTTTGCAGTTGCATTTAAATTCAGTAGACTCAAAGCAGGTATGTTTCTCATTTTGACTATGCAAACCCTCGTTTACTATCATGTGAAGTAAAATAGAATAGTTGGCGAGATCCAAAATAGAATCCGATATACTTTCGTTGTTTACTTTCTCTGAATGGAATAAGTTTCCTAAACGGGAAACTTTGACTGCGATTAAGTCTAAGGCAATTTGTTTTGCATCAGTCCCTGAGATAGCTCCGCTTAGTTTAAAGTTGCTTAAACGGTCAGCATTTGCGTAGTCATCACCTTTACTAAATAATGTATGCTCCATTAGTTTAGTCAACTCCTTAAAATGTGTTTGTTGTTCTTTTAGTGTCATACTTTATTAAATTTATAAGTTAAATAAAAAATTGCAATCGTTAAAATGATTCCAAAGATTAAACCAATTTTAAAACGGTTCCACCAATTAATAGGTTGCTTAATTACTTTGGTTTGGAATTTATGTTCAAAGATAGTATCCTTTTGACTTACAATTTGTCTTACCTCTCTTTGCTTCCATTTAATTACCGTAGTAATCTTTAACCCATTTTCAATGCGTGTAATGGTGTCTAAAATAGTTGTAGTGTCGAATAGATAAACCGAATCCAAAGTGAAGCCTCTGAGGGTATCGTACTTAGTTATTGTGGAGTCTTTAAGATATCCCCACTCTTTTAATTTTGAAATCTTTCTTTCTGCTCGGTAACTTTGGCAACTTGTCAGGATTAGGAGTAATATTAATATGTATTTCATTTGATTTTTTCTAATTTTTCTAATTGTTTTATATCAATCGACCTTAACTTATAAGCATCTCCGCAGACATTTTCTAACTCATAATAATTTCCTTCTGAGTCTTTGACTATTTTTTTATTAAGGTCTTTCCCGCATCCAAAAAAAAAGCAGATTAGTGCTAAGATTAATTTATTTTTCATAGATATTTTCTTTGAAAGTTTCTTGATGTTCTAATTAGTGCGAATCTATTTTGTTTTGCTAACCATCTTATAATATTCCCTATGTTTTTATTGCTCATAAGTTTCTTTGTAGTATTGTTCAAATGATTCCCACTTGTCTTTTTCTACTGCATTAATAGCATTATTCCAAGTGTTTGCTTTTTGCTCTTTATCCATTTCTTTGGCTTGTTCTATAACACTTTCTCGTATGTATAGTTTTTGTTGTATTTGGTCTAAAAGCCATTCGACTGCGGTCATGTTTTTATTGCTCATGTTATTTTAATAAATTTTTAATTGTTAAAGGTAGCAACCCCTCAGATAAAAGAGGTTTGATTGTTGACTTTTGAAGATTCGCAAAGGATACAAATTCAGTTTGCCCAAAGTGGATTGTGTATCGCCATTGATACTCTACAATTTTAACCATTGCATACTTTTTTTTAAGTTCGGTTTCTAAAAAGTGGATATATTCTTGTTCGTTCATTTTACAATAAATTTTACACCATCAATTTCCACCGATTTAACCGTTTTTTTCTTGACTTGGTCATATGCCCATTGCGTAGTCTTGCCGTTTAGTAGGGCAAAGTTTCTCACTGTTATTAAGTTCTTAATCATATTTGCAATATTACAAGTTTAAACTCACAATGCAAAATTTATTTTTATATTTCTATTCTACAATTTAAAGTACATTACAAAACGGGATGGATTTTGCAAAAATTGTGACATAAAAAAACCCCGATTGCTCAGGGTCTTCTTAACTTATGAAAAACAACAACTATTATTCGGATTCAAATGTACTATATTTTCGGATAATTCCCTATTTTTTCTTTATTATTTAATTGTTTAATTGTCAACCCAAATGTTTTTTCAAAATGCGGATAATCTTTGAATGTTCGAAAATCACCGCCCCAAAACCAACCATACTTTTTAAATATCTTTACAACCTCCATAAAATCGGATTGCCCGTCCCTATCAAAGTCAGTGCCTCTATCCCAAGTTGCCTTGCCATCTATAATCAAAACTATATCGATTGCTAATCCGTAGTTATGGAATGATTGACCGCCTTTTGCGTTGGTTACTATTTGACCTTTTATTGTTCTACCTTTAGCGTATAAATCGTTTTGCTCTTCAATAGTTCTTAATGTGTGCGAGAAACGACACATAACCCCATTAGAGAGCGTTTCGCATATCTCAGAGTATATTTGTATAGCTTCATCTTTTATCTTCGGGTGTAGCAGTTCTATTCGCTTTATTGTTATTTCGTCAATCATGGTGTATAAACGTCTTTTTCTTTTCTATAAAATGTGTCGATATAAATTTGCAAAACTGCTATCCCTGAGAGCCAACATTGAAGAGCGAACTCAACATCGTGGATTCCTGCCTTAGTAAAGAACATCGGTAAAAAGGTTGCACCTCCTAAATATATCATTGCCTTTCTTAGCAAAGATAGGTATCTCGGTGTATTAGTTTTTCTTGTCATTTTTCTTTTTAAATAATTGTATTAATAATTGCCCTATGTTTATCTCCTTTAAAATATGTACGAACAAACCTGCACCAACCGAAAACAAAAACGTGATTAATTTATCCGTCATGTCGATATTATGGCCTAAAAAAAGGAATAAAATAGTACCGCAAATTTCTCCTATGTGATTTTTAATGTTGTGTGCCATAAATATTGCCTGATAAATCATATCATTGAAAGGCCTAAAGAAACCCCGACTGCGATAAATTCTTCATAGCGTTCTCGCCAAATTTTAGCACACCAAAAAAATATAAATTCTAATTTCATAATTCTATTGCTTTGATTGAGTGGTCTTTTTCAATTAAGTTTAATATCCCGTTCAAACCTTTTCCCATTAGGGATAGTTTGTTAAGTTTCAAATTCTTGCCTAAAACACTTGAGATTGTTTCGTCGGGATTCCCGAATTTATGACCGCCTTTTTTAATTAAAATATCGTTGAACAATTTAGCAAGATAAGTATTCGCTTGTTGATCGTCTGCAATCGCACATTTAAAAAGGTATCCGTCTAATTCTGCATAGCCGTTTTTAAACAAGGTCAAAAAACAAGAGTAAAAAAACCCTAAAGGATAAAAAATGCCCTTTAGAATTAAAGCCGTTAGAAACAAGATTAAACCCCTCATAGTACGATTATATTATTGTTTGATACTTGTAACGCTACATAGTCCCATAGAGGCATCAAAGAGCGTTTTAAAGCCTCGTAATTACCACTATCTAATTCAGCCCTAAACTCTGCCCATTGAAAGTAAGCTAAGTTTACAACCTTTATACTTTGATAAGCATCTAAAGGAATTTCAAAACCACTTAAAACAAACTTATTTTCAGGAAACGCCCATTGATATATCTCAGGGATTTCAACTGCGTAAGGAGTTAACTCGGTTGTAGGTTTAAATCTTATGTAATCAGCAAGTTCTAAATCTTTGACCCAATTAAATTCTAATACGTCACATTGTTCAACTTCTTCTTTAGAAATATAGTAATCTCCGTTAAAGTCTTGAAAAGGTAAAAACAAACCATCTTTTGTAAACTCTTTACCATTAATTAAATTAAATTGTGCTATCGTTAATTTATACGCTTTTATCATACTCTGCGGGTTAAAATGTTTTGGTAATTACTAACTATTGTATTAAGCAAATCTGCCTCACTATCCGTTAATCCTGCCCCTAATGAAGTAAACGCTTGACCTCTTATACTATATTCCCCTACACTCCCTAAAGACAATTTAAAAGTAGTTGAACTGGGGGTGTTACTTGTGGCAACAAATGTGTCTTTTAATTTACCATTTAAAAAGAATTTTCTTGTAGTAGAACTTAACCGACTTGCAATATAAAATCCAAAATATGCCTCATCCGTTCTACTTATTACTTGTAACCCCGTATTATTTACGTTTGAAATCCCACCTGCAACACCTTGATACCATGAAGATAAATAAAATGTTGCCCCCGTTGCAATATCAACACCACTTACAGCTCCTGAACTTGATAAGTTATCCATCAAATAAACGGAAACATGGACATCATTTTGTGCTAAAACATTTTGCGCCAAAAAAGTATCAGCACTCGCGTTTGTCCCGTTTGGTTTTATTCCTCTTGATGTATGTGTCCAACCTCCTGAAAATACTAACCGATAAGCCCCGTTTGTATCTTGAGGGTCAAGTAGATTAAATTTATGCGTTGTAGCAGTACCTCCGACAAATGGATAAATGGCAGTAAATTTACTTAATAAATTATTTACTCTTAAATCATAAACTAATTGAGTTAATGCACTTATAATTGTTGTATCGCTTATGCTTGTAGCGGTTAAAAAATCAGTAACTATATTATCTTGAACAATTTGGATATAATTTGATTTAGTAACAAAATCTCCCACGCCATCTTTAGCCGCTAATAATGTAATAGTTTTTAACCCTACACTATCAAATTGGAAAATAGGGTTTTGTAAATTAGAACTACCCTCACCGTTAAAATCCCAAGCCCATTCAGTGGGGCTATTATCTGATGTATCAGTAAAAGTAATTGTTTGCCCAACTTCTGCGGTAAGTATATCAGCACTAAAATTTGCCGTCATTGTCCCACCACCACCCGTCGGCACAATCCACTCACTACCTACTTTAGAACCTACTTGAGTCCCCGTTCCATCTTTAACTAATATGTTAGACGTTGCCCCACTTGGGTAAGGAGAAAAACTCGCTGAATTAATTGTTATTGTGGAATCAGGGGCGGTAATGTTTGCAGAAGATTCAGCGTTTATACTTGTAGTTGATAATGTTGTTGCTAATGTATTTTTAAGAACTGCAGTTGAGTCATTGATTGTTACATCTTGACTAACATTGCTTGGTATTACTGAAGTTTTTAAAATATTACCTGAGTCATCTTTAATTACTGCCGTTGAATCGGGGGCAGTCACATTTGTACTAACTCCACTGGCAATAGTTGTAGTTGACAAAGTAGTCCCTGCCGTATCTTTTAAAACTGAAGTAGAATCGGGGGCAGTTATATTAGAAGACCCATTACTTAAAATACTTGTAGTTGATAAAGTTGTATTTAAAGTGTTTTTAAGGACTGCACTTCCATCGGGAGCGGTTATGTTTGAAGTCCCTCCACTTGCTATGATTGTTGTCGATATCGTTGTTCCTGCACTATTCTTAAGTACTGCCGTTGCATCTCCACCACTTGCAGTTACTACCCAATTACCACTAATTAACGAACCAACAGGAACACCTAAAGTATTCACGACTGCTATATCTTCGGTGTTTCCACTCCCCACACTTCCGTAAGCAACACCGTTAATTGTTATTATCGCAACTGGGCATGAACTTGTCGGAGGTGTTGGTGTTCCCGTAGTTGGAACTGCACACTCATTGTAGTCAAAATCAGCCGTTACGCTTAAAGTTATTAAATGCCCTGCAATCCTATCTTTAAAATCATGGATGAAAGGAGTTAAAGTATTGTTCTTGTCTAAGTCAACATCTCTATTTATGTTTAAAGTCGCTAAAAGGTCTAACCCAATTTGAAAAGTGTCACTCTCAACTTCGACTTTATTTGCATCCCCATCCTCAAGCCTATCTCCGATTAAAATATTAAAGTTGTAAGTTATTTCATTGCCGCTTATGTTAGACGGTTGCGGACTTACCCAAAACAAAGGATAAGTCGTCGCTTGTGAACTACTAATCTCCCATAGGTCACCATAGCCATAGTCTTTAATTTGCAAATGATTGTCTGCAAAATCCTTAAAATATTTGTAAAGAATGTTTTTAGTTATCATTTTTTCTTTTCAATGTAAACCATCAATTTCTGAAGATTCTTTTTAGTGATTTTCTTATTAGCAATCTTTACAGTAGGGGTAGTATTTTCGTTCATTGTTTTTTCTTCTTGAGCGTCCTAAATAAATTCCAGTGTTATATCCTAATTCTCTTGATTGAATGTCTTGAGCGTTGTTATTGCCTGACATCCACAAAGGGTATGAGGTGTTATATTCGCTTAGATAACCTGACAACCTTTTGCCGTAAAACTCAGCCATACGTCCCCATTTTTGTTCTATCAATTCTAATTCTCTTTGGCTTACTGGTTGTTGGTTGTCGCTATTTTGAGTTACTACTCCTTTATTTGAGAATCGGTAATTAAATATAATTGCCCCGTCAGCGATTGTAGCATTGATAATAAAATCTCTGATATAGTCATCTAACAAAGTTTGATTTAAAGCCGTTAAAGTTGATGCGTTGATTTGATCGGCTATCTCGTTATAAAGGTCACTGCCTAAGATTTGTTGCAGTTGTAAATCTTGCACCATAATAATAGTTTGTGCGATTAATTTATCGTCTACGTTATTCTCTATTACACCATATTTTTTAATGGTGGCGGTGCTTACGAAAAGTGGTTTTAAACTCATTTTATTTTTTCTTTCTAACTAACACTGACTCCCAAAAATGGCGACAACTTGGTATATGAGTAACTGTACCCTTGATAGTTTGCCAACCGCCTTTATATTTGAATACGTCATCATTATAACCTTTTGTACTTGCAACATTTTGCATTGCATCGATTTGTGCTCTTGAGTATAATTGGTCTGCCGTTATTAAATCAACACAAAACTTTCTACTTGTAACTTTGCCGTCTTTATCCGTTAAAAGTTTAGGCTCTAAATTAGTCGTTCT